GCAAATATTTTTGCATGTTTTTATTGTTTACCGTCATCCTGACGAGATAAGGATAACAAAACCCCTACCCGTTTCCTTTATGTTGGACGTAGTACTAATAGAGTCCTACATATTCTTTCGGAGGCCTAGTAGAAGGCCAGTTTCAAATATTTTGGAACATTATTCTTTCGTTGGTAGTGATACGGTAAACTACTGTTAACACTATGCTTTTGCATAGTTATGTTTAAACACACTGTGTGTGTTTTTGTTTTAAAACATTGCTTTGCAATGTTCATGCCGTCTCTTAATTGAGTATGGCAGTGTTGTGCCACTTAGAGCACATTTTAGTGTTATTATAGTTGATGTCTTAGGATACAGACTATCTGTTCGCAGACATAGAGTTGTTAACTCCTTCTCTATGGGCCTTTGTTGGTAATATTCACTTTTCAATGCCCTTGATTGTGATTAGCAGCCAGAAGAGGAATTGTATTTATTGTACCTAAACGACCTTAGACTTTGAGACCACTTGAGCGATCATTTGATCCCGGCTCATTGCACATTGCGTCCGTGAAGTACTTTAAATTTATCTTCAACTTATGCTAAGTCATCTATGTAGTTTGGATGCGAAATGTGAATATGAAGAGTTACTGTTGTCGCAGACAGTTTTCTCACTAGTTCGAGGTCCGAGTGTTAGTTATTATAACCTAAAACCATCCGGTGTTCGTGCCCAGTTTTAATTGAATTCTTTGCCCCCTTTGCGGGTTCTTTTGACTCAATTATGGTTTCTCAACTCTTTAAAATCAGGAGTGCTGCGACAGTTTCGGTTAAGTTGGCTGTTTCCAAGCTTGCTAAACAACATGACGATAAGTCATTGTTGAATGGTAGCAAGAAAGATAAGTTGAAATTTCAGAAGTTGTCCAAATCAGATAAGAGAGAGTGGAGGGAAGCTTTGCAACGTAATATTGCGAAGATTAAGACTCGAGTTGTTCGTCGTGCGTTTGGAGCCAAACCTAAAGGCTTGTCTCGACATCGCATAGCTCAACTTTCCGCTTTGGAGGAGAATTTGATTGCTGGCTTAAATGCCACTTTTGAATCTGAATATCAAACAGGTGCCGCAGTTAAAACAGGTGCCTTTGTTACCTTGGGAGCAGCTTCTTTGCTTGCTGCCAAATCTGTGAATTCTTTAAGTAAACAGGTTTCGGCAACTGCAAGTAAGGCAGAGAGCTTTCTTGATGACATTAAACGCATTGTCTCCGACTTTGTAGAAAAAGCTAAACAATACGGTGGTTTTCTTTGGAAGATCGCGTTAGGTGCTTTAGTTATTTGGTTTTGTGCCAATCATGAAGTACCATTGTTACACACTGTGCTTTTGACCGTTTTAGCAACTTTCTGTCCTGAATTGGTCGAAATTGTGCGTGGAATGGTTGAAACTCAATTTCAAGATGGATTGAGACCTGTCGCGAATATAATAGCCATGGTCACCACATGTTGGTGTCCTGGTAAAGATGTAAAAGCTGTTTCTGGAGAATTTATGAAAAGAGTGTCTAATTTTCCAAGGGCAACTGATGGAATTGAAAAGTTCATTGAAAGTGTCATGGGTCTTGTTGAGAAGTTTATCAACTTCTTAATTGGGACTGTTGGTAAAGATCCAATTTCCCTTGTTTCAAAGACAAATGCCTTTGACATTTGGAGACGAAAGACACTTGATTACTTAAGATGGTTTGCTAAGACTCCAGTTGTTGAATTGGAGAAACTGCAGGAGATACGTGCCCATTATTTGGAGGGCTTCGGTTTCCAGCAGATATTGGTAACAATAGAATCCAAAAGAGAAATAAATATATGGATGGAAAAACTTGCAGTGGCTTTGCGCCCTCATGAGGGTGCATTGTCGGCATCAAACAATGTTCGTCCATTGCCATGGATGATGATGTTTGGTGGTGGTTCAGGAGTCGGTAAAACAAGTTTGTTGCGCTACTTGGCCACCATAACATTATGGCTTTCAGGCGAGGTCAGTGCTAAGGATGCACTGGCCAATTTGTGGCAGAAAGGCACTACTGAGTACTGGAATGGTTACGTTGGCCAAAAATGTCTGGTCATGGATGATGCCTTTCAAACTAAAGGTGTTGCTGGTAATCCAGATAGCGAGGCCATGCAAGTTATTCGAGCAGTTGGAAATTGGTCTTATCCATTGAATTTTGCTGATGTCGACAGCAAAGGTAAGTTCTATTTGAACACTCCTTTAATAGTTGGCACAACAAATTGTGAAAATGTTGCAGCAGAATGGGCCCCTTTCATTACTTGTCCTGAGGCCGTTGTTAGACGGTTTCAAAGCTCGTACTGGGTTGAATTGAATCCAGCTTATGCAAATGATGCTGGAAAGTTTGACTATGAGAGAGTGTCCAATATTGTACACCAGAATGTGAGTGAGTTGATTAGGCGCACGGCCACAGGCGAGACTCCTACTTTCGATGAAGTTATGGGCTCCATACCATGGGACGCATGGGTTTTGAAACCACATGGTTTCACAAGCTCCACTATATCGAACGTATCGGAACCTGGAGGTGTTGCAGCCGTTGTAAAACAAGCCGCAAAAGGTATAAAGGATCGTAAGGTCGCCAATAATCGTGAGGTGGATGACATACAGAAGCTTTTGGATATGCTTGAAAGAACAGAGGTGCCTATTGACTTCCAAACTGGAGTTCGTAAAATAGGTAGTCATGAGATAGTTGATTCATATGCTGAATCTGAATCAGATGATGGTGATCAACATCTCAATGATGAGGATGTTCTTGCGATGATCAATCAGATGATTGTTGAAGAAGATGAACACAGAAATCAGGGTGTCTATGGCAAATTGCGCTTATATACCCGAAAGGCCATTGCAGCGTATTTTGGTCTTGTTGAGTACATGATTGAGAGTTTGAACATGTGCACATTTGGTGCTTACAGAAGGATTGTTGGTGACGATAACGCTACAATGGAAGCCATCATTGGAGTGTTGGGAGTTATTGGCATTTCTGATTTCCTTATCAAAGGAGTCAAGTTCCTTGTGAAAACAACGAGCAGTCTTGTAAGTGCTTTCCTTGAGCTTATTGGCATCAAAGCTAAGAAGCCCAAATCGGATTACCAAGGATATGAGACTGCTACAAAGGGAGTCTTGCATACTAGGAAAACTACAAAGTTTGAGTATGCTAACGCCCAGTCAGTGTGGCAATCAGGTGGCGTGCTTCAAGTTGGAGTACCGCCGCAGGAGAAGGTTTACGACAAAATATACTCCACTTCGTTGAAGTGTATTTTAGCTGACCATGTAACTGGAGAAGAGCAACCATTGGGGCAGTTTATAGGAATTGCTGCGGATGTGTACATTTTCCCGAAGCATTTCCTTAAAACCTTAAGCTCCTATAACAAAATGTCCACGCTGACCTTTTATAGATCAACAACCGAACAGAAATTGACTATGACTATCTTGGAGTTTATGAAGCTCAAGATGATCTTAAATGATGAGTATGACATAGCTGGTGTGGCGTTTGGTATGTCTGGCATGAAGGATTGTAAGAATATTATCCCATTGTTCTTGGAACAATCAGAGATTTCTTCCTTGATGAGAGGTTCCAACACACCCACGCGTTTGGTTGTTTGTGATGTGACAAAGACAAAAGATGGTCGTGTGTTGAGGTCTAAAACAACTCACACGAGTGCTGTTACTGAATACCAGAAGAATGGCATTGTTGCAGGAGGTGATCACCTTAAAGGCATTGTTGGATATAAAATGCCAACACAAGCAGGTGATTGTGGTGCCCCGCTAATGGTGAGTGAGAACCGCTATTATGGTGGTCGTTGCATAATGGCTATTCATACAGCAGGACGTGCTGACAAGAACTTGCGTCAGGGATATGGAACAATTGTATCACAAGAGGTGGTCATGTCCCTTTGGTGCATGCTTAAGACCTATGATGATATGATTGATCCAGTTGAAGAGCAGGTTGAAGACCTTAAGATTAAAGAGATGAATTCTGACGTTTTCGTTAAGTTGCAAAGCGCGGGATTGGTTGCCGGTTCTTTTGAGGTTATTGGTCAATTAGAGCAACCAGTGAATTTGGGAACAGTCACAAAGCTGATGCCCAGTTTGATGCAGGAAGAGTCCATATTTGGCGTATCTCCAACGAGACCAGCTATCTTAAAGCCAGTGATGATGGATGATAAACTCGTTTACCCTATGGTTAATGGTCTAAAAGCTTACCAGACGGAACAAGAATATCATGAACCAAGGTTTTTGGATAACTTGGTGTCTCATGCAATGAAGCTTCATCGTGAGGCAACTGTTAACCACTGTAGAGATGTTTTGAGTTTTAATGATGCCATAGAACCACCAGTTCACTGGAAGTTGAAACCTTTAAACAGGAGGTCCAGTCCAGGCTTTAAATACAGGTGTTATGTTACACCTGCTACGCCTGGGAAAACATGGGCTCTTGGCCATGAGGGAGACATTACTTGGGATAGTCCTGGTTTACAGGTGGTCAAAGCTGATACATTGCAATTGGTTGAGCGTGCTAAGAGAAATGTGCGCTCCGTCAATTTGTGTGTTGACTTTTTGAAAGATGAGTTGAGACCAAAGGCCAAAGTAGAGTCTGTTCAGACTCGTGTTATATCCGGCACGCCGATGGATTATTCCTTAGCATGCCGTATGTACTTTGGTGCTTTTATGGCAGCAACTTTTGACACTTATGTACAGAATGGAATGGCCCCTGGTATTAACCATTATACTGAATGGGGTCTGTTGGCGGATGCATTGAACCGTAAGGGTACTGCTGTCTTTGATGGTGACTTTTCTAGGTTTGATTCGAGCGAGCAACCCTGGATTCATGAATCTATTCTTAACTATATCAATGCGTGGTATAGTAAAGGTAAAGATTGGAAGAAAGAGGACGATTTGGTGCGCTCTATTCTTTGGTTAGATTTGGTCCACTCCCGACATGTCACTGGTCTCGGTAATGTGTTGGATGTTGTGATGCAATGGAACAAGTCTTTACCAAGTGGACATCCTTTGACTACTATTGTGAATTCCATGTACTCGTTGATCGCTATGACTGCTTGTTATGTGAATTTGACTGGTGAGTGTTCCATGTGGGATCACGCGTATGTCTGCACTTTTGGTGATGACAACATCACATCGGTTGATGATGAGATGAAGGAAGTGTTCAATCAAGTGACTGTTGCAAAAGCAATGGAAAACTTAGGTTTGGTTTATACTAGTGGACGCAAAGGTGAGGAGTTAGTTAAGTACCTTACCCTTGGTGAGGTTACTTTTCTGAAGAGAAGTTTTGTTCCAGATGATGATGAGGACAACCAGTTGGTTTCTGCATGTCCCAATGCAGAGTGGTTGGCTCCTCTTGATGTAAATAGTTTCCTTTATGAGGGTTATTGGTACAAGAATGCGAGAGATCCAGACGGGGATATGCAACGCAGATTGGAACACATGTTGTGTGAATTGTGTCTGCACCCCAAGTCTATGTGGGAAGAGTATGGCGAAGCGGCCATTCAATGGGCGCTTAAGAAAGGCCTTACTCTTCCATTTTACACTCGGGGAGAGTGTAGAACGTTTGTGAAAACTAGATTTGATATCTGGTTTTAAAGTGTATCCATCCACATGAATGAGTCCAACGGTTTGGAACAGCCCTATGGGTTAACAGCAACTACTCAGCTGTAAAGAGAGAGGATTGGACTCCGTTCTGGAAGCGTGAGCTGCGACCAGATTTGTATTTAGCTTCCCGAAGAATTAGAAAATTTAGGTGTAGCACACACCGAAGTGTGCGATAGTATTGATGGCTTGGCTGTCAATCAATCAGAAGAACAGGTGCAAGGACACACTGTTTTTGTTTCAGAAGCTGCAACTTGTGCAGAAGTTCCTGGTTCCCTTTCCTATTACACATTGGAAGAGACACAGGACAATCAAGATTTGAAAGCGTTTTTCGAGAGGCCAAGAGCTATATCTGCAGGTTCAATAACAGCTGGCGTTGGTTTATTAGATACAGAAGTGTTTCCCCATTCAAGTGCATTTTTGTCAAGTAGGTTTGGTACTGTGGCGTTAACGCGTCTTTCAGGTGTTGCCGGCTTTCGGGCAACAATTAGGTTTACCTTGACAACAACTTGCACACCATTCCATCAGGGCCTTTTGGGTATGTCATGGCAGTACGCGACCGCAACTACTGGAGTAGATGCCAGAGGTGAGCAACATCAAGTGCTCGCTGCTAATTTGCCACATGTCAAACTTGATTTAGCTGAGGAAACTTTGGTCACATTGGACGTACCTTATGTCAGTTCTTATGAGTATATACCAATAGATTCGTTTCCTGATATCATTTGTGATTATGGTAGAGTCCATATTAATAGACTATCTGACATTAGAGTAGTAGCAGGACAAGCTGCCCCAACATATAATTTATACGTGTCTTTGCATGACATGGAATTGATTGGTGTGGCGCCACTTGAGGTTGTCACGGCTGTGTTGCAGGCTGGAGCAACTAAAGAAAAGGGACTTGTTAAAAATCCCATTAAAACTGTGTCTAAAAAGATTAGTCAGATGTCAGCGGAGGCTAAGAGAACTGGTGTTATATCTAAAACTTTGGGCACTATGTCTAAAGTTGCAGGCATTGCCAGTTATGTGCCTGGATTTTCAATGTTAGGGGGCACTACTTCTTGGTTGATGGATAAGGCGGCTAAAACAGCAGCTTCTTTCGGTTATAGCAAACCCGTTGACGAAAATATACCAACTAGGGTTACTCGCTATGGCTATGCCGGAGAGGCACATGCTGATATGCCTAACAATGGTTGGGTGGTTAGTGCGTTTCAAACCAACAAGTTAGCTGTTGATGGAAGAGTCGGATGTATGGATGAAGACCAGATGGCTTTTGATTATGTTTTAACTAAGCCATCTATAATTTGTAGAAAATCCATTAGCACGACTGTAGCTAGAGGCGACTTGGTTTATGGATGCATAGTTTCACCTAGTTGCCTTTGGTATCGTGATAATGCAACGCAGACTGGGAACATTTCTTTGCCTACCAATGCAACACTTACCACGAATTGTATTTTGCCTTCAACTTTGATGTATGTGGCAAGTAACTTTCGTTTATGGCGTGGAAACTTGAAGTATATATTTAAGTTTTGTAAGAGTAAAATGCATGGTGGCAGAGTTGTAATTACATATACGCCTCGTACTCTGCATGCGACTGGAAACTCGCCTTTGTCTAACACAGTGCCGGTTCCTGACAATCCTGGTTTTGGTCAGAACCCACAAGGGTTGTCAACCATAGTGGATTTGAAGGATGGATCTGAGTTTGAATTTGTGGTTCCTTTTGTGTATTCATCTCCTTTTTGTAGATATTATGATGCCATTGGTGCGTTGACTGTACATATGATTAGTCCTTTGAATACACCTAATACAGCTGCCTCTACTATTGATATGCTTGTTAGTGTTGCAGCAGAACCAGGTTTTGAGTTGTCTTCCGTAGCACCTTCCAATTTGGATGGTGGCGGCGCAGGCACATATGCTGTTTATCAGTCAGGAGTTGGTGGAGTTGAAGTTATAGACACTGCTAGCGAACAGGCCATAGGAGAATCTTTTAGTTCTTTAAAACAACTTCTCCTTATACCTGATTACGCACAGGCAGATTTGACAGGTAATTTTATTACTGAGCTATTTGCTTTACCTTGGTTTGCGTATAGTCATGGAGATATAGCGAATCCCATTGGCGGAAGTTATTCCACCAGGAATTTCGGCGCTAAAGGTTCTCGCATTTCAAGGATGTTCTCATTTGCCAATGGATCTACGGTTTTATCTGTTATGAGAGGTTTGGGTGATTCCACAAATGTCTCTATGACAGGTTATAACGAGAATAATGATGGCGGAGAGACCCTTGCAGGTATTTCCATTTATAACAGGTCTGCAAATCGTGCTGGTACGATCAGTATACCAGAAACCATGGGTGCAGGTAGATTTATTTTCCCAACCCACTCCCGATTTGCTAGGATACCCACATGTACAGTTCCAACGAACTATTGGGGTTCCCAGCAGATTAATCCCGTTGATTCGGTGGTTTGTGATGCAGTTGTGTGTACAAACAAGAATATGTTGCGTGTTAGAAACAACAATACCGGTGCAGTCCGTTTCCTTTTTGGAACGGCTGCAGGTGATGATGCTATCTTATCTCAATTTATTGGCCCACCCCGCTGTCTGTTCTTTCAGAGCACAGCAGCAAATCAACCAAATTTCACAGGGAATTTTCCATTGTGGTAGCGAGTTTATTAACTCAGGGTTCGAATTACCCGTACAGCTTATGTACAAAATGATCTTGGTTTGCCTAAAGTGCTGCCTGGTCACACGGTTATCCCGTGTGCCTGGGACACTTGGGCGTTATTAAGTTTAGAGCGTTCTTCTGTAGAATTCTCTATTCTACAGAAAGAACCACCTATAGGTGCGATTTATCGCAATATGGCAGTATTTCATTATGAAGTACCCATGACATTTAGCACCTGAGGTGCTATCTATTTGTAAACCCCGTCATGGGTGCTTTTATGGTGCATTAACCATATTTA